AGAAGAGTTGAGAGAGATTACTAAACAACAAATGATAAACGCAGGAATTCTTTATCATCAATTGGTAATGGGAATCGGAAGAGATGAGAGAATCTTAATCAACAACAACTCCAAAGGAACTCCGGAAGTACCGAGAGCATTAGCAGTTGATGTTAAAAGAGATGAGGGATTTAATTCAGAACGATTTGCTAAAGTTGGTTTATGATAAAAAAGTTAATACCGATATTATTTTTATTTGGGTGTACAAAAGATGTAGATATACCAACTCCTGTTAAAACTTACACATTAAAAATTAATGGTGTAATGAATCAAAACGGAATAGGTTCACTCCCTAAAGATGCAAATGGGTATTATCATCTTAAATTAGATAGAACTAAAAATCAAACGGTACACAGAGTAAATGGTACGATATTAGTAAATGGAAAAGAACCATATCCCGCTGAAAAAGTAGAATGGGAAAGTAATTTGTATTGGTTACTTAGGAGAAATGATACCGTTGCTACAATTACAAAGACGTATATCAATTACTTCACAGGTCAGTACCAAATCGTTAAGCTGCCACCTTTAATTGCTTCCAAAGATGAATTAGTACCAACAATCAATTCATCCTCTTACAGTGGAGACAATGGAGAAATAAACACTATGATTGCACCTATCTATAATATGAAAGGAGATACTATGATTATCAAAGTTAGTAATTATAACTCTAGGTTATTTATATTAGAAAAAATTGTATTAGAATAAATGAAGCAATCTAAAATAGAATTAGAATTGACTCCTATTACGGAGCAAAAATTAGAAGAGTTGGGGTTTGAGAAAGTATTGGAAGATGATGGTGGTGGATTCTATAATTATTTACTTAGATTACCAAAAGATTCATTAGACCCGAATTGCATGTGCCTTATTTCCTCATATAACAATGAATGGAAAGAGATTGGATTAGATGAGGGTGAATATATTGTAGAATTATTCGATAGTGGTGGGTTAGGTTTTTGCACATCGGTAGAGGAGGTTGATATACTGTATTATGTACTTACGAAACTTACCATATACCCACTCGAAAAATAAATTGGGGAAAAGTTGTAAAATTGAAAAATTTTTTGTATATTTGTGGTATCTTTTTATAGTATCATAATACCAGGACAGATAAAAGAAAAGCTTAAAAAAATAAAACTTAAAACACAAAAAAAAAGAAAAGAATATGAAAAGTTACACGAATCAAGAGCTAGAGACTAATTACAAGAAATTCTTAGGAATCGTAGATAAGTACATCACAGGAGAAAGAAAGGAAAAACTTTTGAATATGTACTCAATGGACGAATTAGGTCCTAATTTGATGTTATCACCTGCAAGTGGTAATAAGAACTTTCACTACGCATATGAGGGTGGTTATATTGACCATATTTTTAATGTTTGTAAACACTCTCTGAAGATGAAGAATCTTTTTATTGAATGTGGGGGTACTATTGATTTCACAGATGAAGAATTAATCTTCTCAGCTTTACATCATGATTTAGGTAAGTTAGGCACTAAAGGAGAGCTTCATTATGTTGCTAATGATTCAGATTGGCACATTAAGAACAGAGGTGAATACTTTAAAAGAAATGAAGCAATTCCTTTTATGGCTATTACAGATAGAGGATTCTTTACACTAGGTCAATATGGTATTACTTTATCAGATAAAGAATGGTTTGGTATCAAATTAACAGATGGTGTTTATGATGAAGACAATGAAAAGTATTACAAAGTATATGATACTTCTAAGTACCTTCGTTACACTATTCAGTATATCCTACATTGGGCAGACCATATGAGTACTGTTATTGAAAGACAGCAAGGATTGAAGGGAGACTTATTTTAAAATTAATTTGGTAGATTAGGCATAAAGTTGTATATTTACAAAATAAAAATAAAGGTTATAGTGAACACCTATTCTAAAGTTTCACACAATTTAAAACCAAAACAAAATGGCAAAATCGACAATCGGTGGTGTATCCACTAAACAGTTGGCCAGCGAAGTTATGAAAGCCCGATATATTCATGGTGATGAGTGGCAGGATTACATAGCTGACAAATTTGAAGAAGCGGGAATTCAACCCGAATTTTTTACAATCAATGATGGTTTCTCTGATAGAGAAGCTGATTATCAGTATGAAAAAAATTGGATAGAAGCAAAAACTTTTATTAATTCAGCTGAAGTAACAAAAATTGTAACATTGTTTAATGTTCTCAAGACAATGGATATCAGAATGGTTATTATGTGTGAATGGAATAAAGGGGATAAGGCATATGCTAAGAATGTTAAAGACTTAGTATCCAGAGGAATCTATGTATTAGAAGGTCAATCAGAATGTGAATCTTTCATTATTAATGAAAGTGTTATATTAAATCCTGATAAGGTAGTTAAAATGGCTGAGCCTAAATCTATTCCTTTTGATAGAATTATACCTCATCCAAATAACAGAGATTTGAATGTTAAGAATATCCCAACTATTAAGGGTTCTATTCTAAAAAACGGATTTTTTACTCAACTTAATGTTGTACCAGTTGGACCTGAAACAAAAATAAAGATGTGGGAGGAAAAGGTTAAACTACCAATTGGTATTACGGAAGGACAATGGTTTAATGAAGATTTTTATATGATTTTTGAAGGTCATACTAGATATTATTCTTTGAAAGAGTTATCCGAAAAGAAATATGTTATACCTGATATAGCTTGTACTAATGTACCTTGGGTTACTTCAGATGATATTGATTTGTTACATAAAATTCTGATTACTACCAATACTACATATGCTGGCTGGAAATTGAAAAATTATGTTTCCTCTCATAAAGGTAATTTAGAATTGCTAAATGATTTAGATGGTGTATATTCATATGGTAAAATATTACACGCTATGAACTTAGCTAAAAAACAAAAATGGGGAGAAGCCAATCCAGTTTATTTATTCTGTCATACTGATTCACTTGATTTCGATGATATGAAGCAAATAAAAAACGGAACATATCGAATTACTGAGACTGAATATTCGGAACAAATAAAACCTTTATTAGATTTTATGACAGAATTAACTAATAATAATAGAAATTTTAGTGGTACTGTTATGAGAGATATTATAGTTGATATACGAATATTATACAATACTAATCAGGCTATTAAAGATAGGTATCATCAATTTTTATCTTGGCTTAGAATGAAATTTACCAATGAATATACAAATGATAGATTTCCTGATACAAAAGAAACTGGCCAAGCTTTTTGGAAAGGAATTAAGAATGAATATGATTATCTTATCAATAATAATATGGCTCCAATTGTACCATATACACCCCCTAAGACCATAAATTCATTTGCATAATACTGACACTTTTTCACTAATATACTGACAATTTTACCATATCACTTCGGTGGTATGGTAATTGTTTTTATATAATAAACTAAACAAAAAAATTATGTACAACACAACTAAAAAAAATTACACAACACTTGATGAAGTGTTTGATTCGTTTTTCAACAATGCAGTTTTTACACCACCAACTGTGAAATACCAAAACTCAAGATTATCTATTGATGTAACAGAAGAAGAGGCAGTTATTGCTTTATCAGTTTTAGGTCATAGTAAAGATGATATTACTATTGAATTGGAAGAAGATGCAATATTTGTAAAATCAATAAAAAGAGAATTATCAAAAGTTGAAAATGAATTAATTCAAACTATTAATGATAGAATTTCAGTAGGAGATAAATTTGATGGAGAGAAAACTTCAGCTAAAATCACTAATGGAATTCTGTATTTAACTATTCCTAAGAAGGAAGAACTAAAACCAAAAAAGGTTACGATTAAAGTTGGTTAATTGAAAAATTATACCTATCTTTGTAAGGAAGACTAATACTAGTCTTCCTTTTTTATTTAATATATATTTATAATATACAACAAACAAAACAATTATGGCAAAGTTTCAACAAAGAATCATTGATAACAATGATGCAGCAAAACAAAGACTTCGTATCGTATTAGATATGATGAATGGTGGGAGACCGGCTAATAACGTAGAAGCAATTCGTTTATTAGAAGAAGTTAAGAACTTAATCGACACAAACAACGATTTAATTACATTAGGATAAGAATGAATTGGTTAAAGGTATTAGTTGGATTATCAGCTATTATTATAGCGGGTTGTGCTGCATACTTTTCCGTAACAGGATTAGGTGTTCTCTTCGCAGGAGCATCTATTTCTGTGATGGTAATGGCTGGTGCATTAGAATTCGCTAAATTAGTGGCTGCAACCTACCTAAAACAGACTTGGGATGAGATTAAGGGGTTTAATAAGTGGTATTTAACGATTTCGGTGGGTATCCTGATGATAATTACCTCTGCGGGTATATTTGGTTACCTTTCCAATGCATTCCAACAGCAATCCTTACAATTACAACAAGTGGATAGGGAAGTTGCGGTGTGGCAAACGAAAATTGACCAAAATAACACCCAAATTACCCAATTATCCACTCAAATTACTGAATCTAACACCAATCAGGGTAAAATTTTGGATGGTGGTAAGGTAAATAGTAGATTACTTCGTTCAGTTGATAATAGAGATAGAGAAATCAGTAAATTGAACGATAAAATTGGTAAATTACAGGAGGCTAATGCTAAAAATACCGAAGAAATCAACAAAATTAAGATTGCTAACATCGATTTAGAGAAAGAAGTAGGCGGATTTAGGTTTGTGGCGGATGCTTTTGGTATAGAACTCAAAAATGTGGTTAAATTCTTCATATTTTTGATTGTCTTTGTGTTTGACCCACTCGCAATTGCTCTTATTATCGCATTTAATGGGTTAGTAATGAAAAGAGAGGAAGAAAAAGTACCTTCTATGTATGAGGTTTACGGAGAAACACCGATATTGAAATCAGAGAAGGATGCTGAGGTGTTTTTTAATGAAATAGAGAATCCAACCCCTCCTAATGAAGCTTTAGTTGAAGCAAAAGAGAAATATGACGAAGAATTAAAAAAAAAGTCGTAGAAGAGGATTATGATTTAAATAATTTAACTCAAGATTTTAGTATAAGGGGTATAGATTTAGATGGAGATGGTTCTATTGATGGAATTGATACCAATGGAGATGGGATGATTGATAAAGTTACTGCGCATCCAAATAGAGCATATGTAGTCAAAGATATACTTCCCTATTACGCTAGACCTGATTTTGATTGGAACGATAAGGATAAATGGATTAACGACCAAAACGCAGTTAATTATTGGATTACTCATAGGAAAATTTAAATTCTATATCAATTTATTTGTAAATTTAAAATAATTTTAGTATCTTTGTATAATATCAAATAAAAAATATGAAATTAACTAAGATTGAATCAACTCCTTTTACAAAATCAGATGAGGAATTGATATTAAAAACATTAAAGCGTTACGCTAGTAGCACAAAACTTTCAGCAGTTTGTACCAGAAGTGTTAATCTACCATTCAGAGCATTTTATCTTAACACAGAAACTCCTCTTCTTTTAATTAATCCATACATCACAAAATATTCTAATGATGCATTTCAATCTACGGAAATGTCTGAATTTGATACCAATGGTAAATCTAGAATTGTAGTTAGAGCATTTTCAATTGAAGTGCAAACTGATAATTTGGGATTAGTTGTGTTCAAGGGTGATGTGGAAAAAGATAGAGAAGGATTAGATGAATGTATTTTTGCACAACAAATGATTGACCTATTAGATGGTATAACAATTGCTGATAAAAACATAAATCAACCTATTAAAAAACAAGTTCAATACGAAAGAAATCAATTAGTTATGGCGAAAGACCCTAGTGGTAATATTGAACAAATTAAATATAAACATATATCTAAATACATTGATAAAGGATATATTTTGATGTAAACTATGGAAGGATTACCACAGACACAAAAGGAACTGAATGATTTCCTTACTTCTAAAATGTTAGAACAGAGTAATCAATTATTATCTACTCAGATATTATTATATTCAATAGTTGATTTGGTTATAGA